CTGGATTTTAATCTCTTTTCTGAGACAGTTTTGCCCCCCTGCGGGGAGACCAATAACGTTGGTCCTACGGCACTTTAACGCACGGTGCGACGGAACAGTTTAAAGACGTGGCGGTCTCACGGCGCCTTCTAATAAGAAGGCACCATGCGTCCCTGATGGGACCTGGGCTCCACACGGACGAAGTTGGATTCACTCCGAGCTTCCTCGTAGCGATGCTCTTCGTCTTCTTCGTCGCCCTCCTTGATGGAGGGGAGAGTTGGTGTGTGGTCTCCCAGCTGCCTTGGAGGAGCTGAGAGGAAGTTGATACCTCTATCCAGTCGAGGCTGGGTCAACATGATGTCATATGACACCCAAAGCTGGCCAGCAGTGTAATTCGACTGGCCGCCAGTGACAGCGTAATACTGTGTGGCGAATTGATAGAGTTGGTTTTCCGGGTTCGGAGGGTCGAGGTCAGCGCGAATCTTCCACCATTTGAATGGTTGGGAAGCCTCAGCGCATTCCACGGCCGTCATCTGGCTCTGGTACGGAGCGCCAGAGGTGGCGAAGTGTGAGTTCAGAACCTCCGACATGGTAGTCGGGGCTAGGGCATCCACGTTGTATGCTGTCTTTGAAGCTATCACACCCATTGCTGGGTTGGTGCTCGAAATGGCAGTCCCACACGTGGGAATAAACTCAAACACGACGCCAAGAGGTTTCCATTGCTGGAAGGTCCTCGCAATTGGCGCGAGCCACGGAAAAGTACCGGATTGGGTTGGATCAATAAGAAGGCGGTAGTAGGCAAAAGACGTCGTGACGTCAACTGTGCCCAAGTACTCACGGTGGCAGACTCTAATGGTGCCGTCAGATCCTGAGAACTGAGGGGCCTGAGCTGCTTGTGAACCGGAGACAAGGGAGTTGGCCGTCACTGGCTCGGTGCTGACATCGTAGTCGCCGCGTCCGAAGATGCGGCCGATGCCTTTACCGACGAGGTTGCCGAGATGCCCGCCAACGAAGCCACCGATTCCGCGCCCAACGGATTGGGCGCTCATCTTGGCTCTCGTTTTAGCGCGGGTTTTCTGCTTTGGCTGAGCTCGTTTTGCTTTCTTGTTGCGTTTGCGGTTTCGGGGCATGGTTGTGGTAGGATAGACAGATATTTCTACAGTCTATTTACTCCACCACCGACCATGCTGAGACACGCATCCCGTGTTTCCGAGTTAGTCGCCTTCCAAACGCCAATGAAGGCGGTGATGGCTTCCAGCTCTGGGATATGACGACAGTGCTCTGCGAACTGCTCCCACAGATCTAGCGTAACGCTTTTCTGGGAGAGGAGTCTGTAGAACGTTTTAGTGTAGTCTACGGGGGCGCAAACGCCTTGTGAGAAGTTGGTCGAACAGAACTCGAAGGAGGCTCCCGGATCCTTCTTCATGTACATCTTGAGAGGATGCCCTAAAGCAGCATACTTCATAGGGGCGTCGTCCTTGTACTCCTCAAGGCAGTCATCTCCCATGGCGAAGGCCCATGACGCCCCAGATAGGAACGATACGGCGACGCGCAAGCGGGAGTTGGTTGACGAGGTGTTATAGGACCCTGAGATCTGCACTCCTCCGTTCTTGTGTACTAGCAATTTGCCATCTGGCATGCAGTACACCGATCTGGAGGCGCAGAGGACTCTGGCTCTCATGACTTGGGCGGCGAATCCTTGCATGCCGCCTAAGCGGATGCGTATTTCGCCATCAAAGACGAGCTCCCATTCTTTGACGGACCAGTCCCACCCGGTCACGTCGGCCTCAGCCAGGGGTTTCCCCCCGGCGAGTCTCACGACGTGGTCGTGCAGGTCTTTAAGGTTTTCGTCAGATTGGAGGCTCAGTCCAGGTGCTGAAGGGCATCTCTTCCAGCCGTCGATCTCCGCGTTGTTTTGGGCAGAGCACATGATGCGCTCGATGACCTGATCAACGAGTGAGACGGCGAAAATGAGGCGCCAGCGCCCTTGTTTGACTTTCTTCTGTGAAGG